GACCGGCGCTATGTCCGGTGAATTACAGATTAACCATGTGTGGTGATGACGACGCTCTACCACATTTGCGCGCAAATGAAAATTCACACCCGCGAGATGCCCACCATTTCCACCGGGGGCCAGCGCACCTACTTTGTAGTCGTTCCGAACAAGCGCATGTTCCCCATGGGCGCCAGAAAAAACTTCGGGGGAAGTGCAATGGGAATTGTTGTTGCGTTCGATCATGCGCGGGCCTCGGCGGCGGCAAAACCGAACAGGGCCGGGTCTGGTTTTTTGCCAACGGCGCGCAAAGCATCCGACAAGACCAAGAAATGTTCCGTAGGAATCCGGCCCCGCGCCTTCCAGTTGAACGGGGCGCTTTGCGACTTGACACCCGCAATCGAGCGCGCGGCATCAGGGCCGCCGACAGCATCGAAAACGTCGTCAATGGTTGAAAGTATTTCCATCACGCACCGTGATAACTCACGGAGCGTGAGTACGTCAAGCCCTCACGTATTCGACGTAGATAATCCCTGCAAAAATGGGACTATCGCGGCCATGTACTCCAAGGGGGCCACCGCGAAACGTCTAATCCAGACCCAGGAAGCCCTGGGGCTGACGAATGCGGCCATTGCCAAGGAACTCGGCGTGTCGTCGCACGGCTGGTCCCAGTACCGGACGGGGGACCGTACGATACCCCATAC